TCACGACCCTGTTTTTGCGCTCACTACCACCCAGTCTTTCCCTCGGTCATCATTGTATCTGTCCGTCATTTTCTGTGTTTTATGCCCTAGGAGTTTTTGCGTATCTACACCCTGTTCTCTGTATAGCCGTTCCGATAAAGAACGTTGCTCATGGAAAGTAGGGGCCGTCCCTTTATCCCAATTGAGACCACTTTTATCTCGCGCCTTTTTAAAAGTGGATGTGAGTGAACTTGTAGAAACCTGATCTCCTCTAGTTGCTTGGGCAGATGTATGCCTGAAATGCACCAGATATTTACTGACAACAGCGTCGCGACACTTCGAAATAACGTCCCTGAGACTCAGGCCTATCGCATCACATTTCAAATCCAAAGGGATCGCCAGCCTCGAGCCTGTTTTTTCCTGTTCCACATGCAGCATGTCATCCCAAATATCTTTAAATTGCATGTTACAGATATCTCCCAAACGTTGGCCTGTAATCAAAGCCAGCAACATTCCGCACTGAAGATAAGGCTCTTGTTGTGCTGCGCTGGTGTAGATCTTCTTCCATTCATCCAGGGAAAGTCGTTGTCTGGTGACTTTATTTCTCGGCTGCTTAGTTGCCTGCGCAGGGTTATATCCGGGTGGCACATGGCCGCTGTGCTGCGCTTCTTTAAAGACGTCTATCAACACCAAACGCACTACTTGCGCCATGCGGTTATGTCCTTCCGCTTTAATCGCATCAGTGATCTCGGCAATATCGAGGGTGGTAATATCCTTCAAGTGTTGCAAACCGCAATGTTCACGGAACAGACGAACTGGTTTATTTTTTTGCTTGAAAGAATTTGGACGTAATTCATTGTGTTTGAGTCGTTCTTCTTGAATGGCCATATATTTGTCCAGCCACTCTGTAACCGTGATATCGGTTCTCTTGCCTTTCACCCTGGCCAGTCGTTCATTCACGCTGAGAATCTGGCGGGTGCGCTGCTCCGCAATAATCATATTTGCTTCTGTAGCAACTTGCTTTGCCTCGGCCTCATCAGTTCCAAGGCTATGGAAGCGTCCGGAAAGGGGATGCTTATATTGCCAGTATATTTTCCCCGTGCGCTTATCCAGCTTGCAGTAAAGGTTAGGTACAGAGATTTTATGTGAACGTGGTCTAGCAGCCATCTTCGATAATCCGTCGTAATCTGGGGTTGGCATTTGTCGGTATTTGAGGGGCTGCAACGACACCCACAAATCTGGCCTCGCGATCTACCATCCAGCATCGTCCCACCCTAATAGCAGGGGGCACCATCATTCTGCCTTTGGCATATTTCTTGAGGACACGCTCGCTTGGAGCATCTGCGCCGAACTCTTCTTTAGCCCAGTCGATTAAAGGGATCATTCTTGACATTGATTCTCCACTGCCGGCTGCAACCGGCTATTTCAATCGGTACGCACATGACGAGCACCCGTGACGGGCACCGTCGTTACAGCTGATACAAATCTTCGGTTCGCTGGTGGCCGCAGCCACCTGCTTGATTATCCTGGCCGGTACCAGCACCGGCATCGGTACGCGCCGCCGGCGGGCTTCCTCCAGCAGGTTCGCCAGCTCCAGTACGCGCGCTTTACAGTCCATTGCTTCAGCGCGCCACCAGATCACATCTTCACGCAGGCGGCGCTTGCGCCGCAGCTTCAGTTTGCTGGCCACCTCACACCTCCTGCTCAGGTGCTGCGGGGAGTGGCATCCAGTGCGTCACTCGGCCGGTAAGTGCTTTGTCTGACCACTCGTCACCATTCCACGAGCAGTTCCACTGGTAGTGGCTTTTGCCGAGGCTGTTTAGCTCCTCAACATAGCACCAGTATCGACCGCCTTCTTCCGGCATCCGCTCGCTGCACTTAATCCAGCCTCCCAGAATATTTTCAGGAATATTTTGTTGTGCGTTTTGTTGCTCAGGCGCTGCCTTGATATGAAGTCGTGGCTCGCCGTCTTTAGGCTCAGGCCACTGGCGGGCCATGTTCACCTTCAACTTTTCTTCCAGCGCCGCGGTGATCTGCTCATCGGTGATACCTGCTCGCCGCTGTGCGTCCCACAGCAGGAATTGCATATCAGCCCACTCACTGAGGTCGCCAGGATCGGCAGCAGCTTCAAGCGCCTCTTTCGAAAGGTGCTTAAGCGGTCCGATGGGGCCAACGTTGCCAAACGTCTCTTGAGACCATTTGGCATGGTCACCGCGTACACGTTCGCGGTCAGGCACAGCCACCGGCGCTGGCGGTGCAGCGTAGAGTGGCGTAGAGCGAATACTGCTAATGCCCTCAGCATTTGCTACAAAATTTCCATCACTGGTCAGCATGTCGCCTTGGCGCGCGTGTACAATCCACGCCACAGGCTTGTTGTCCAATCGCGCCAGCAGCATGCGGATCATCGTTTCTTCTTCGGAATCCCCGCCGTGTTTGATGTGCTCAAGCAGTTTCTCTTCCAGACGCTCCCTGCTCAGTTGTGCTGTCATGATTTCAATCCCTCGAAAGTAACAGTGGCGTAAAACATATCGTTCGGATCGCGGTAGAACTCGATGGCCTTTATGCAAAGGATGCCGGTCCGGTTGCCGGTCAAAGCGATGGTGAAGGTGTCACCTTTCTTGGGTTTCTTCTCGTGAATCAGGCCTGCGCCGAAGAAGTGGCCGGTGATCTCCATTTTCCCCTTCGGCTTGAAGCCGCGAACGAAGTGGAGGGCGTGGCCCCAGTGCTGCCGGGTGTAATCGAACTCTGTGCTTTCCGGCCTGGTACCCTTTAGCAGCGCGATTAATTTAGCGAGCATGGGCGGCTCCTCTCAGCTCTTTCAACTGCTGACAATCCACGCAGGTTTTGCAACCGGGAACAGCAGCGCGACGCGCTTCAGGAATGTCGACGCCACACGCTTCGCATTGCTCAGCGGAAACAGCGTTACGGTCGATGCGAATGCGCTGTAAGGCATGCTCCATGGTGAGCTCTACCAGAGCGTTGGCCTGGTCGATGATTTCTGCTGTCATGCTGCGCGCTCCTGTTTCTGCTGTGCTGCTGGGTTAACCCAGAGGCATTCAGTTCGAACTTTTGTGCCACGCCCGGCGCTGATACGTGAGTCTTTTTCCTTTTTCTTCCATCCCTTCAGCATGTCGTTGTAAACGTCGGAGTCATAACCGCTGATCATCACCATGCCCGTCATTGTGCTGGCCACAGCGAGTAGCTGCTCATGGCCCTGAATGGTCATTTCATGGTTGTAGTACCGGTTTCCCTGCACCCTCGTTTCGGGTACGTAAGGCGGATCGATGTAGTGAAGGGTTGTGTCAGCGTCATGGGCACGCATAACCGCCAGCGCGTCCTTGTTCTCAATGATGACTCCCTGCAGCCGTTGGCAAATTGCCGCTAAATTCGCAGGATAACGCTCCCAAAGGTGAGAGGCTGTGGCGTACTTGCGTTTGCTGTCGCTGCGAAACCCTGACTGACCACCAATACCGGCCGCTGAGCCGAAACCCATACAGGCGCGCACAACCATACGCCGGGCGCGCTCCACAGGATCGGCTGTTTCCTCACGTGCTGCGCAAAATTCTTCGCGCGCATAGGGCGTCAGCACACAGGCATCTTGAAGGCGCTGGTTCATTTCTGGATCGCGAAGCACGCGGAACAGATTCACAACTTCTCCATCGAGATCGTTATAAACCTCTGCATAACTGCGTGGCTTTTGCAAAAGGACGCCGGCGGCACCACCGAAGGGCTCAACGTAACAAACGTGGTCAGGCATCTGCTCAATGATCCACGGTGCCAGGCGGAATTTTCCGCCGTGGTAACGTATAGCTGGATGCTTAATCACTTTTCAGCCTCCTTCAACTGTTCAAACTGGCGCGCGATAGCTACGGTCTCGGGAGATGGTTCGGATTTATTGCGAAGCCAGATGCAAACTGCACCATCGTCTGTATCGTGAATGGAACCAACGAACCAGCCTTCACCCGCTGGCGCTTCTGGCTGCCACGTCGAGAGGTCATAACCATCAACTTCCGGGTCGAGAGCTTCTTCATCTCGATAGTCAACTTTCCATTCGAGCCCGTTATCCTTCATCCAGACGTTGAAATCTTCGTTGGAGATATACTCGCGACCGTCACAGAATTCTTCATACACCGGGTGAGTCCAGTAGCCATACTGATTGCGCTCAACTGGAAGCGCTGTTATTGCCGCACGAACAGGAGGCTGGTCGATTTCGGATGGGGCAACTGATTTACAGCGAAGCTGAGCTGCAAAAGCTTGTAAAGCGTTAGTAACGTTCTCCAATACAGGCGCTTGGTGGTTAAACAGTATGCGTAGCAAACCTACTGCTGAATCCACCGCTTCCGCGCACTGGTTGGCAAGGAACGCATCGGTGGCGGGCGTTTCTTCGAGGACGTGGCAAATATCATCATTGCTGCATGGATCATCTTGCCCACAACCCACGCAGAAGTGGACCGATTCGCTATGAGTCTTAATAGCCGACTTCATCACAGCATTCTCTCCGGCCAGCTGCTTCGCCTCGCTCCGCGATTCGCACAGCGCCACGAACTGAACATTGAGGCGGTCTGCCATAGCGGTCATTAACTTTGCTGCTGCTGGTGGCAGAGTAGGGGCTGTCGCTCTGGCTTCGGCGATCAGCTCTTTGGCATTCATTCGCATGTTGGTATCTCCTGCGCGCTGCAACGCGCGATTTTTGGTTGCACGAATCCCTCGCCTGTTGGCGATAATTAAATTGATTTCGCTTCCATAAATGCCCCGCACCGGGGGCATTTGCAGCAGGGAAATTACGCGCTGAAGGTACCGATAAAAGTTTCGACTTTTCCGTCTTTGAATTTCTCGACCAGCAGATCGCGGAATTCAGCGGCCATTTCTTCTTCGTAGCTTTCCAGCTGAGTAATACGCAGCACCAGGACAGGGCTGTCGCTGGCTAAAATGCTCATGCGAAGCTTGATGCGGTATTCGCCCAGGCCTTCATAGGGCACGCACTTAAATTCAAAGGCCACCGGCATAATGTCTTTGCTCTTCGCTTCAACACTTTCCATAACAGAACGCCTGCCGCTGAAGTCCTGATCTTCATATTCAGCGCTGCGGATCGCATCGATAGTGATTTTTCGTACAGCGGCAGCAGCGCGTTTGGCTTCGATAGAATTGCCTTCACCATCAAAGCCGATCACATAGTCAGACCAGTCTTCCAGCCATTCAGCCAGCTGTTTCTGGTTATTGCGGTCGCCATTGATGCTGAGCAGCGCGGCGAAAGGAGCGGTGCGCTTAAGTGCCAGAACCGCAACGTTATCTGCGTGCCCCGGATTATCCAGAGTGCCGAGGTTGAATACGGAAACCGCATTCATTCGATCGGCATTGATAAAGCAGCGTGTGCCGGCGGCGGCAAATCCGGTTGAATAACGGATAAAATCTTCGATGCTCTGGGTTTCCATTTTCCCGCGGAAGCGGAAACGATCGGCGTAAAGGCTTTCCAGATTTTTAACGTTCACGTCATTCGGCAGGGCAACCGCCGGGCAGTCCGCACCGGCGAGCTTTTCTTCTACCAGCTGGCTCAGAACCATATCGCGGATCTGGCTGATGGCGGTTGTGTCGACTTGTTGAGCCATGATTTTTCCTTTTATTTTGGTTATTGACCGGTAGGGTTAGCCCTTAGCTTGGTTCGGCTGGCCCTGAAGAGTGAAAAGTTGCCCCTGATCTTCCTGCAGGACAGTGAGTTTGCCGCCGCGGTTGACGTACATGGGAGTTTTGGTGGTGTCCTCTTCGGAAGATTTGCCGCGAGGGGTTGGCTTGACGAACGCCAGCTTATGAACGATCTCGACTCGCTTCTCTTCCATCGAGTTGCTGAGGCGGGAGAGGTCAAAAGTAAGAGTGACTTTCCCTTTGCTTCCGTTATTCAGCACGCCCAGGGCAACTTCATTCAGTGCCGCCGCAACTTTGTTTTCGAACACACCGCCGTCGAGCTCCCCGAAGAAGTCGGGGATATTGGTCAAACGATCGTTACTCATCGGTTTTACCCTCAGAAAGGCGGCCGCCGCCGCCGTAGGTTAGTTATCTCCACACAACACAGGAGAGCACCTGCGGTTAGGAAGCCGCCCGGGTGGGTTGGGTTATGAACCCGTCGCCCGGTGATGCTCTCGTGTGTTGCGTAAAAAAGTGCGGCACCCTCACGGGTAAGGATCCGGTGCCGCCAATGACTTCACGTTGCATTTGTTCTTTGTGGTGCCGGGTGCCTCCCGGTGATCGCATCCAGTTACTTGCGATCGGGTACCAAACCACCTGATAAAGACGTTGTTAACTGTCCCGCGCGCGCTGAGCCGCATTCACCACTGTGACGCATCCTCATACGTCGATGAATTGAGTTTAAATAATCAAACTAAAAAGTCAACTTCGTTGTTCGGATTGTTAAACTATTTTTGTTTGGACATAAAAAAACCAGCCGTAGCTGGTTGTTAAATAGAGCGGTGTTTAAGGGAGGTTCATTTCAAGCCTAACGCAGACGCCAACTATCTCACATGAGCCATCAATAGGTATCGGCCTATAAGCAGGATTGAGCGGCATCAGATACATGTTAGGTCCATCTACAACTAATTTTTTTATTGTTGAATCGCTTGAGCCATTCAACCTTGCAACAACAATTTTCCCACTGACAGGTTCTACGTCTGGATCCACAATTACTAGCGAACCATCAGGTAACGATAAGCCAGACCCTGCCGGGCTGGACATTGAGTCCCCTGTGACGCGTAAAGAAAACGCATAGGGAGATACTTTTGCTGTAGTTTCAATCCATTCAGTCACTTCGTCTAAATTTCCTTCGACCATTTCCTTCCAATTACCAGCCTGCACTGAGGATAGCAATGGTACGCGTCGACGTATATCTGGTCCCGGATAGGAGTTCCCGTTTGATTCTTCTACCAATCCACCTTCGTTTAACCAGCGCTCTGTAACCCCAAGCACCTCGGCAAGCTTGCTCAAGTATTTTGCAGATGGCTCAGTTCCACCATTAACCCATTGGCTAACAGTTCCTCTAGAAGCCCCCGTTGCTTTGATCAGATTGCTGCTGCGCAGATTTAAAGCTTTCATGCGCTGGCAGATCCGGTCGCTCATATTTGCATTTTTCATGTTTAAAAATTTAAACACTTTTATGTTTAATTTCTTGACTAATTTTTGTTTGAAACATTAAACTCCCTATGTGTAATTCATCTCAGGAGGAAAAATGTTTAAACAAACTCTCATCGACCATTTCGGGACTACTACCGCAGCAGCAAAGGCGCTGGGTGTATCGAAATCAACGGTCAGCCTTTGGAAACAAAGTGTTCCCTGGAAGTATGCCCTTCTGGCTGAAAAGTTGACCAACAAAGCCATCAAATACGATCCAGCGGCCTACCAGAAGCCTAACGAAACGGCCGCTTAACCGTAACTACCAAAGGAAAAACAAGATGGTAGAGCACACTTTAAAAACTGTCGTTAAGGCGATGTGTAAAGCCTATCCGGGTGGGCGCGAGGCGATGGCCGGTGCGCTTGGTATGAGCGTGACGCAGTTCAACAACAACCTCTACGAGAAGAACGGTTGCCGCTTCTTCGAGGCGTCTGAGCTGGAAGCAATGGAGGACATCTCCAACACCTCTTGCCTGGCTGACTATTTTGCCCGGCGCCGCGGATGCCTGCTGGTGGAACAGCCGAGCATGGAAGACCTCGATCGCGTTGACCTTTTCAGCCGTTCGATGAGAACAGCAGCAGCGCGCGGGCACGTCGACCAGATCATTCAGCAGGCGCTGGAAGATGGAGTTATTGAGCAGGATGAAGCCGAAGAAATTATGGAATATCACCGCCGCCACATGGCTGCGCGTGAAGAAGAGATTGCCGCGATTATTGCGTTATTCAGCCGCAAAAAGAAGTGACGCCAGCGGGTTGCAGCCCCTGGCGTCGTGGCGTGTCGATCAATGTGGAGATACCTACGCATGAACAGTTTAACAACACAGTACCGCAGGTCGCAACTTGTAGCGCTTCCTGTTACCGGCGGTAAAGGCCCGGTGCAGTTCGTGTATGGGGTAAGAGTACAGGGCGCTGTTGAGCCTGTCAGCTACCCGTTTGCTGAGTGGGTTGTAGGTGATTTTAACAGCCAGGCGGAGAAAGCCGAATGCGAGAAGTCGACAGGTGGTTCCGTGACAGAAGAGGCATCCCCGTCCGTGTCATACGGTGGGAGCCAGAATCGTGACGGGTTATCTATCTGCGGTCTGACTACCCCCACGAATGCTTCAGCCCACTCCATATCTTTAAGCGCGATTACAGAGAGTTTGAGGTAGGTTCAGATGAGCATGGAATTAATGGTAAGAGCCATGAAAGCGAAGGTGGGCAATCCACTCCGCAAGCTCGTGCTGATAAAACTTGCCGATAACGCGAGCGACCAGGGCGAATGCTGGCCCTCCGTTCCTTACATCGCAGAACAGTGCGAAATGTCAGTGCGTTCGGTTCAAAGCCATATCAAACAGTTAGTTGAAGATGGACTTGTGTATGTTGAAGAGCGCAAATCCTCCAACGGCCTTAACCGCACGAACGTTTACACCCTCAATCTGCGCACTGGTGCAAATGCTGCACCCTCTGGTGCACCTGCTGCGCCAGGGGGTGAATCTGCTGCACCAGGTGGTGTAAATGCTGCACCGGTTAGTGGTGCAGGAGCTGCACCCGGAATCAGTAACTTATCTGAACCAGTCAAAGAATCAGTCACTAATAACTTATTCGAACAGGCCTGGGCGTTATATCCGAAGCGTGCAGGCGGTAATTCAAAAAGTGCGGCTCTGAAAGCGTGGGATGCGCGCGTTCGTGAGGGTGTCGCACCACATAACATGCTGGAAGGCCTCAAACGCTATGCGGCGTTTGTCAGCCAGACAGGGAAGACGGGTACCGAATTCGTCAAACAGGCGAGAACGTTTTTTGGTCCAGATCGTCATTTCGAAGATGCATGGCTAATCCCGGCAGCCAAAGGCTCCCGCCAGGACCCTTTATTCCCGGGTAGTTATGCCGACGCTGATTATTCTCAGCGCCCTGAAGGCTTTCGGGTGGTGAACTGATGCAATGTGAATCTGTAGATACTGGAATTGAAACCAAAAACGTTGCGTCAAACTTATCGCCGCGCGCATGGCAAAGACCATTCCTCAAATGGGCTGGTGGAAAATATTCCCTCCTGCCTGAACTGGATCTCCTTATCCCGGCGGGTGCCCGGCTGATTGAGCCGTTTGTCGGAGGCGGGTCGGTTTTCCTCAACTCCGGTAAGCATGAAAGTTTCCTGCTGGCAGATGCCAATCCGGATCTGATTAACCTCTATCAGATGCTTGCCGTACTGCCAGAGCAGGTAACGCTGCTGGCGCGCCAGCTGTTTGCTGAAATGAATGACGAGCCGGGTTACTTCGCCGTTCGCCAGGCATTTAACGCGCAGCAGATGACCGGACCGGAGCGCGCCGCCGCTTTCCTCTATCTGAACCGGCACTGCTTCAACGGCCTGATCCGCTATAACCGCGCTGGCGATTTCAACGTTGGCTGGGGTAAAAAAGCCAGCCCGTATTTCCCGGATAAAGAGCTGCTCGCTTTTGCTGCTGTGGCGCACAACTGCGTTTTCATGAACGCCGGTTACCGCCGCACGCTGTCGCTGGCGGGCGAGGGTGATGTCGTTTACTGCGATCCTCCCTATGAGCCGCTGCCGGGCACGGCGGGTTTCACGAACTATGCCGCAGGCGGTTTCGCATGGGCTGACCAGGTGGCGCTGGTGGAATCCTGTGTGGCGGCGCATCAGCGCGGCGCGCGGGTGGTGATCAGCAACTCGACTGCGCCACGGATTATCGAGCTCTACAAAGAGCACGGCTTCACGCTGCATCACGTCAGCGCCCGCCGCTCCATTTCAAGCAAAGCCAGCACGCGGGAAAACGCTGCTGACATCGTGGCTATTCTCTGAGGAGGCAGTGTGAAAAAGAACCTGTTAACCGCCCGCCAGCAGCAAATACTGAGTCTGATTGTGGCTTTCCATAAGGAGCATGGGATCCCGCCGACGCAAAAAGAGGTGGCCGATCTGATGGGCGCAGCATCGCCGAACGCGGCAACTGAAGTGCTGCGATCCTTACAGCGTAAAGGCGCTATCACCCTTTTACCGGGTGTGTGCCGCGGTATCTCCATCAACAGCCCGGGCGTCGAAGATGAAGCAGTTTCGCTGCTGCGCTCGCTGGTGGCTGGCGAAGAAGATGCGAGAGACCAGGCGATCTCCTTCCTTAAAATGCGCGGGGTTGCGGTATGAAACTTAAGTTGCCATTTCCCCCGAGCGTAAACACTTACTGGCGCGCTCCGAATAAGGGGCCGCTCAAGGGACGCCATCTCATCAGTGCTGCTGGTCGTGCATTTCAGAGCGCAGCCTGTGCGGCAATTATCGAGCAGCTGCGCCGCCTGCCGAAGCCTTCTACCGAGCACGCAACGGTTGAGATCCTGCTTTTTCCGCCTGACGCGCGCCGCCGGGACATCGATAACTACAACAAGGCGCTTTTCGATGCGTTGACGCATGCCGGCGTGTGGGAGGACGACAGCCAGGTGAAAAAGATGCTGGTGGAGTGGGGGCCGGCAGTCAAGGGCGGCAAGGTGGAGATCACGATCACCAGGTATGAACCAACAGCGGTTGCAGCCGCTTAACGGAGATACGCATGCAACAGATGAACGCAGTACCCGCTTTTACACCGGCGGCGATGATGCCGGGACAGGAACTGGCGATGAGCAGCCAGGAGATCGCCGATCTGGTTGAGTCACGTCATGACCACGTTAAACGGTCCATTGAACGGCTTGCCGAACGCGCGGCTATTCAACTTCCCCCAATGGAGGAAGTTAGAAATCACCTTGGGCAGGCCGTCGCCGTTTACCAGTTGTGCAAGCGCGACAGCTATGTGGTGGTGGCTCAGCTCTCGCCGGAGTTTACCGCCCGTCTGGTCGACCGCTGGCAGGAGCTTGAGAGCCAGCAGGCGATGCAGGTACCCAAATCACTGCCGGAGGCTCTGCGCCTCGCCGCTGACCTTGCTGAGCAGAACCAGCATTTTAAACACGAGCTTGCCGCCGCGGCGCCGAAGGTGGAATTTGTGGATCGCTACTGCTCTGCGGGCGGCTCAATGTCTTTCCGCCAGGTGGCGAAGCTGCTTAACGCCAAAGAGCCTGAGTTTCGCATGTTCCTCATCGACAATAGGATCATGTATCGCCTCGGCGGTGTGCTGACGCCGCACCACCAGCACATTGAAAACGGTCGTTTTAAGGTGAAAACCGGCACCAGCACCGAAAACAACCATGCATTCAGCCAGGCGCGCTTTACTGCAAAGGGAATCCAGTGGGTCGGCGGCCTGTGGGCGGCACATAAAGCGCAGGGGGCTGCGAAGTGAGGGCACTGCTTAATCCGATCGTCGTGGCAGAGCTGGGTCTCGTCATGTTCAGGCCGGGCACCAGCCTGCTGATGCATTTCCGCCGCGGGCGTATGCTGCTGGAAAATGAGCCGGAACGCCTGGCGGGTATGCCCAACGGCGAACTGCCACCAGCCGAGCAGCCGCTGATTGAAGATCCCGCACTTGCCGGTGTCTTTGAAAACGATGCGGTGCTGCGCCGCGCCGGCGGCATCGGCGGGCTGGATAGCTGGCTGATGGAAAACGGTGGCTGTCAGTGGCCGCATGAGGAATGGCACGCGGAGAACATCACCACGATGCGCCACGCGCCCGGCGCGCTTCGCCTGTGCTGGCACTGCGATAACCTGCTGCGTGAGCAAACTACAGAGCAGCTGGCGCGCATGGCGCGTGCGAACTGCGCGGCTTACATCCTCACCACCGCACGCCGTGAACTGGGTTTCGACGATTCGCATACGCTTACGTTGCCGGAGTTCTGCTGGTGGCTCGCGCGTAATGGACTGGCCGATGCCCTGCCGGAAGATGCGGCGCGGCAGGTGCTGAGAATGCCAAAGCCGGTGATCCGCTCCGTCACCCGCGAAACCGAGCTGGTGCCCGGTGAACGCCTTGGGCGAGAGATAGTGGCGGAAGTGGCAAAGCAGGTCGTGAAAATCACGGCGGATCCAGACACGCCCAACGCGCAAATGAAGCGCCCCAAGAGCACGCGTCTGGTCATACCGAAATACATCAGTTGGGTTAAGACGCAACCCTGCGTGGCCTGCGGGATGCCGGCTGATGATGCTCATCATGTTATAGGGTACGGACAAGGGGGGATGGGAACCAAAGCTCATGATTTTCACGTTATTCCGCTTTGCAGGGCGGATCACCGCGAACTTCATGCAGATCCAAAAGCATGGGAACAAAAACATGGAAGCCAGCTCTATCTGGTTTACCGCACTCAACACAAAGCGGCAGCCATCGGCGTGCTGTCGCTGGCGTAAATTGTGGAGACGCTATGAACCTCGAATCATTACCGAAATTTTATTCCCCGAAATCACCGAAGCTTAACGATCAGACGCCAGCGACCGGCGGTGTCGCGCTGACTATCACCGATGTAATGGCAGCCCAGGGCATGGTGCAGTCGAAAGCAAGTCTCGGTTTTAATCTCTTCCTGGCGAAAATGGGGATTCAGGATCCGGCACCTGCTATTGATGGGCTGATGCAATATGCGCTGGCGCTGAAAAACCCGGTGCTGGGGAAGCTGAGCGAGAAGGCACGCAGTGAAGTTCTGCCGGTGCTGGTGCAGTTTGCTTATGCAGATTATTCGCGTTCGGCAGCCAGTAAATCGACCTGCCCACATTGCGAAGGGAAAGGCGTGGTGCGGGAAATGCAGGACGTGGTTAAGCACCCTGGTGTTAATGGCGTAGAGGCAACGGTTAAGCACGAAGCTGTAGAAGTGATGTGTCAGCACTGTTTGGGAAAAGGAGAGGTGGGCACGGCCTGCCGCGGCTGTAAAGGTAAGGGGACCGTGCTGGATGAGAAGAGATCCAAACTCCTCGGCACACCAGTAAGGAAAGTTTGCGGTCGTTGCAACGGAAACCGCTTCAGTCGTTTGCCTACAACACTTGCGCGGGCGCGCATAGAGAGGATTATCCCTGATCTGACCAGCTACCAGTGGTACAGCGGCTATGGCGATGTAATAGCGCTACTGGTGACAAAATGCTGGCAGGAAGAGGCTTTTGCCGAGGTGCAGTTGCGGAAAGTCACAAGATAGATGCTTATTCGTGTGTTTTGGCGACACGATGCTTGCAATATCCGAAAAAATGGTTAGAATTTTACTAACGATGGGAGTTTTATGTCTAGCGTTAATAAAGCCCGCTACAGCGCGGGTTTTATTAAGAAAAAGCTCGGTTATGCCGATAAGTGTTAACCACACACTTTAAGGAATGAGCCGTGTTTAATCATCTCACCACATGGGCATTAGACCACCCAGAACAATCAATACCGGCTATTACAGCTGCTCTAGCTTTGATTTTTGGCGGCTTCTGGACTGCATTGACTTTTTTGCAAAAAATTCATTCTGATAATGAAGAAAAAGTTCTAGAGCGTTACAGAAAACTCAGCAAACAGATAACGGAAGGCGATGACGATGCCAAGGCTCCATACATTGCCTATCAACTTGATGCCGTATATTCACTTAGGTTTTATCCAAAGTTTTACCCACGCTCTATTTGGATGCTCAAGGATATATTGCGGAGGTGGACTGAATCAGATTCATATAATGAGCACCATACAAATGAGGTGAAAGACACCCTGATTTACATCGCTCATCGAAAAAACTTTATTGGCAGGATGCTGTTTGGTGTATTCAATTTGGTATGGTTTACAAAACTCAAATGCACTGTGTTAAAAGACTGATTTTGTAAATGTCATTTCAATAATCACATCTTCTTGGATTTATTTCTGGCTGCCATTCGGCGGCCTTTTTTATTCCCCTCAACTCTGAGAGGACTCACAGCAAATACGAGGGAGCTTAATGTCCGAACCTGTATCCGGGTCCGCTGCGGCGGCCAGCGCCTTAACTGGTGCCAGTCTTTATGGGCTTCTGACTGGTACTGATTACGGTGTCGTTTTTGGCGCTTTCGCCGGCGCGGTTTTTTATGTGGCGACTGCGGCCGATCTGACTTTGCCGCGGCGAACGGCATACTTCGTCGTCTCGTACTTTGCAGGTGTGTACGGATCCGGGCTGGTGGGCTCGATGCTCGCCAGCATTACCCATTACAGCGACAAGCCTCTGGATGCTCTCGGCGCGGTTCTGCTTTCTGCGCTGGCCATTAAGACGCTGACCTTTTTCAGTGAGCAGGATCCTCTGTCACTGCTGCAAAGGTGGCGGGGAGGAAACAATGGTAACGACTGACCCACTGGTGCTGACGAACGTCGCCGCCTGCACGATGATCGTGATCCGCCTGATGATTTTCCGTAAGCCGGGAGGGAAGCACAACGTATGGGCCTCCTGGCTGGCATACGTAATTATCCTGGCGTATGCGTCCGTCCCGTTCCGTTTCATGTTCGATTTCTATTTCCACGTGCACTGGGCGACCGTCATGTTGAATCTCATCATCTGCGCTGCAGTATTTAAAGCGCGGGGCAACGTGGCGCACCTTTTTAACGTACTGAGGCCAGAATAATGCGGATCAGCAATAAAGGCATTTCTCTCATTAAGCAGTTTGAAGGCCTGCGGCTCACAGCGTATCAGGACAGTGTGGGCGTCTGGACAATTGGTTATGGCTGGACACAGCCTGTTGACGGTAAACCGATCCGCGCCGGGATGACCATCAAAGAAGAAACCGCCGAGCGCCTGCTGCGCACCGGGCTGGTGAGCTACGAAAGTGACGTGTCGAAGCTGGTGAAGGTGAAGCTGACACAGGGTCAGTTTGATGCGCTGGTTTCGTTCGCCTATAACCTCGGTGCCCGCGCGCTGTCGACTTCCACGCTACTGCAAAAGCTTAACGCTGGTGATTACGCCGGTGCTGCTGATGAGTTCCCACGCTGGAATAAGGCTGGTGGCAAAGTACTGCCGGGCCTTACGCGGCGTCGTGAGGCAGAGCGCGCGCTGTTTCTATCGGACGGCAAAAAATGATCTCCAGCTGGAAAGCCGCCGCGGCTTTGCTTTTACTCGCTGGCGTTCTGTCCATCGCCTGGACGATTAACCATTACCGCAACAACGCGATCACCTTCAAAGACCAGCGTGATAAGGCGACGGTCAGGGCCAGTTCATCTGAGGCGATCACCAACAACGTGATAACCGCGATGAACCTCATTCATGACATCTCACAGGCTACGCACAATGCTAAGAACGAACTGGCTGAAAAGGGCGATACACGCATTGTCTACATCAGGCAGGCGATTAAGGGTGATCCATGTGCTAAGCAGATTGTTCCTTCTGCCGCTGCTGACAGCCTGCGGGAATACGCAGACAGTCTACGTCCCGGCACCGGTGACGCCGATAAGCGCTGACCTGACCGCAGACACGCCAATCCCGGTAATGTCGGATCCCTTCACATGGCAGGCAAGTCTGGAGTTAAACGCTCAGCTTTATACGGCGTTGGGGCAGTGCAATCTGGATAAGGAGGGGATTAGGCGAATAGAAGCGTCGAGAGCTAAAGCTTATTCAACCAGTAAAGCAGAATAATGATTTTTGTGATGAGCGAGACAATTAGTTCGGCGACAATCAATGAATTTTCGATGTTCATAAAACCTCTCTTTGTTAGGTAAACGCGAGGCCAGACATTGGCTTCTATTGTGCTACCTAATAGGGGGAGAAGAATCAGCAAGGAGAGTTTGTGTACTGTAGTAGACAAATGGCGAAGCATTAAATCTCTCCGCTCTATCTATTGTGTTGAGGAATAGGCTCCCATGACCGACATCTACGAAATCACCATCACCACTCAGGACGGCGAAAAGTATGCCGTACAGAATGACGTTCGGTGACAGCGTTCAGCTCAGTGCACAATCATACGGGCTGGTGGGGCAGTGCAAATCGATCGTGCTGCGATTCGGCAGATTGAAGAGAACAGGCAGCATGTTGCTGGTGGGCTGAAAAAAGTGTCCCCTCCGAAATGAAATCCGGCACTTCGGAAGGGAGACCAAAACGGTCGCTCGTTACGCATAACAAGCGAAGCATAGTGCAATCCAGATAAATGGATATATCACCTAAATCAAACGAATGATTTTTTTTACTTATTTGAATTTTTTTTGCGAAAAAAAGCCCTCTAGGTGAGGGCGGCAAAATGCATGCTTGATTTGAACCGTTACGTTTCATTGCTTAGACGAGCTCATCCATGAGCTATCCCCTGGTGTGGGTAAGAGCCACTTCAAGGTGGTTTAACTCTTACACACATCACTGGGACCACAAGCGTAAGCGGCTGATATTAAGATAAATCTCAGGCTGTTCACACTCAAAGAGCGAATCGAAGCCGCCGAAAAGCAAATAACTGGTATACAAGAATATATTATAAAAGGTTGTTTGAAATAAATTACTATTTTACATATTTAACTATATGTTGTAGTTTTCATCTTATAAATTTTATACTCTTAAAAGGAATTGAAGATGGTGCAGCAAGCTATAGATGCTTTGAACAGAAATGGAATTTTTTGGTTTGTAGGAAACACCTCAGATGGTGACCGACTATGTAAACAAGTAAGGGCAAAAGGTATTTGCTGTTACTTTGAGCCAGTTGGTTTTGAGTTTGAAAATGTACTCTATTTGCAATCGAAATTCACCCATGATCAGGTGGTTAGTATTGCCGAACGCAGAATGAAAGCGCGAGAAGATAACGTTAAAGAACCAGATTTTTGAATCCAGAAGGTTATGATTAGCTAACATCGAATGATATTTAGGCTCTTATGACAAGACGCATTCGCCAGTGCGCCGGTTACTAAATAACTTGGAAAACCAAGGTGCACTCATAGATTAAGTTACCTTAGTCAAAAAGGAGTGAGTATGGCATACTTAAAAAAAGGGTATCTTAAAGAGACTGTCCATTTTGTTAGTGATAGCGGAATTAATTACAGATACGAAATTTTTCAGCGAAGTGACGGCATAAGTTTCTACGCAATGTCATCAAGGTTAAAAGAATCTACCCCTGATTCTGGTCATCACACTTGGATATATGAAGGAAATGAAATTAACTTCCCTCATGGGACTGATAAAATCCAATTTGCTGTAGATGAAGTAGCCGATCATTTTAAATATCATTTCCAAAATACATAACCGCCTACGGGTGGTTTTTTTATTAGTGCTTCAAAAAGCTCATCTTTAAATGTGCATTGATAATGCCGTAACGCTTCAATAGCTTAAGATTCAACCAGAGACATGCCACTCGTACAATCGCATTTATTGCTGGTGCAAAGGTGATAGTGTGCTCGCAAAAGTGAATAAGGGTCATAGGTAAACCTCCCGATAATTAAGTGAATTGAGATGCCTCTGTCTGTGAGGCTTCTATTGTGTCACTTAAGTATAAGGCCGACTTTTTGTCGCCCATAGGTGCCAAAATGAATATGTGCTACAACAGACAACCAAACAGAGCTCTCGATTAACGAAACTATAATGGGCTACCGCACTTTGTTGAATGACGACATTGAGCGCATGAATATCCTCAAAGGTGTCTGCCGTCATCTCTCTAGCCTTCTCGACACCGAACGTGAAAACGTAAGCGCTGAGCTTGCAGAGACGGCGAATCACTCTGTCGAAGCACAGGAAGCTGCGTGCTGCCTGGCTATTGCCCGCACCAAAATGCAGGAAGCCTGCATGTGGGCATGCCGTGCTGTCGCTCGCCCCGACGCAGACTGCTGAGGCATCACACAGGCATTCAGCGAGCTCCTAGAATAATGCTTTATGGCAATAAATGTTAGGCGTAATCTGCAATCTTCAAATGTGAAGAAGAGGTCGTGATGGCATATTTTGAAGTTGCAAAGATTATCTATTTAAACAACATACATGATGAGTTTTTGAAATATGAGATCTTGAGTGATAGCAACGGTGAGGTGAGTTTTATAATGGCTTACCGTGAAGTCACAGTCGAAGTTGGGTCAGGTTTGATACCAGTATGGACAAAAATTGATGACCTTAGTCTGGAGCATCTAATGCCTCCTAAAAATCCTACCTTCCAAACGCATATGCCAATGAACCCATATCCGGGCAAATCGATATCAACTGCTATAGATGTTTGTAAGCAACATCGAAAAAATTTCGTTTGACCTAATCTACAAACCGGTTATTTCTGCATATTAAGCCACAGGCATTAGCTGGTGGCTTTTTTATTGCGCCTCGCATGCGCTAAACAATCGAGAGTCTTTCCGTCGTGAGCTTGGGGAAAGCTGCTTTCTCGGGTGGCTGTCCCATGCGACAGGCTCACATCTAAAAGGAAGCTTTATGCAGGTCACTATCGATGGTGTCCCGTACGCGCCTGTCTGCACTCCGGCCACCAGCCGGATCGGCATAGCCATTTCCACGCATAATCGCGCTGGCGTACTCAGCCAGGCGCTGGAGCACCAATTCCGGCATTTACCTGCTGGCGCGCTGGTGGTTGTCGTTGATGATGGTTCACAGCCTCCAGCGGTGGTGCCCGCCAGCGTTAAGCTGATCCGGCGTGATAAATCGCTGGGCATTGTGGCATCGAAGAACGCCAGCCTTACTGCGCTGATGGATGCCGGGTGTGAGCATCTCTTCCTGTGGGACGATGACGCCTGGCCGATCGCTGATGGATGGTGGTCGCCTTACATCGAATCACCCGAGCCGCATTTGAGTTATCAATTCCTCGATCTGGCTGGCGCGCGCAAGCTGCACGACATTGCTGAACTCTACCGGGACGATGTTCATGTTGCTTATACCGGGCAGCGCGGCGTGATTCTGTATTACCACCGCAGCGCGATAGAGCGCGTTGGTGGCTTCGACCCGATTTACGGTCGAGGTATGTACGAACACAGCGATCTCGCCTTGCGCATCCACAATGCCGGGCTGACGTCGTGGGCGTTCGCTGATGTGGTCGGCTCTGAAAAGCTGATTCACTCCCTCGATGAGCATGAGCTGGTGGAGCGTTCGGTGCCACGCCCAGATCGGGAAGAGCAGGTTAAGCGCAACGTCAGGATTCACAACGAACGGCGGGACACCGGTTATACCGGCTATGCCCCGTATCGCCCTCAACGCAATGTAGTGATCACCACGCTTCTGACCAGTGAGCCTGACCCGCAGCGCGGTACAAGAATGACTGCCTCACCTGACATGCTGGCGAAATGGGCCGGTTCGTTGCGCGGCTGCAACGGCATTGTGCTGGCAGATGAGCTGGCGACCGCGCCGGCCGATGTCGAACTGTGGCGCGTTCCCGCCGTTAAGATGAACGTTTACTTCCGGCGGTGGCTGCATATCTGGCAGCACCTGCGCGATCACCCTGAATATCACCTGGTCTGGTGTACTGATGGTACCGATGTCGAAATGCTCCGCGAGCCATGGGCAGAGATGGTGCCGGGCATGGTGTATGTCGGCTCTGAACCAAAGACCTATGCCGATGCGTGGGTACGCCAGCACCATCCGGAGCGCATCTATCAGGCCTTCCTTGATGAGCACCGCACTGATGTGATGCTGAATGCCGGCCTGCTTGGCGGCCTGCGCACTGACGTGATGGAGTTTGCGCATGGCATAGTGCGCCTTTATTACCTGCTGGAGTGTCACCGCTTCTGGGAGACAGAGAAAGCAACAGCGGTCGGCGATATGCTGGCGTTTGGCATTGTGGCGAAACGCTTTGGCGATCGCATCGTGACCGGGCCGCAGGTGCATAGCATTTTCAAATCTGACGGCATCGGTAAGGAGTGCGCCTTTTGGAAGCACAAGTGAAATTCGTTGTGGTCGGACATCACGCCCGGCGAGAGCAGGCCGAAAGGCTGGCTGACTCTCTTGGCGCTCACCTGCTGGTTGATGAGCACGATAGAGGTGCCAACTGGAATCACCGCCGCGCGCTGGAGTGGGCAGAAGCACAAGCCTGCCGGGTGGTCGTGCTGGAAGATGACGCTATGCCGGTTGCGGGGTTTGCGGAAAAGGTTGCTGACTGGCTGGACTGCTTTCCTGACCAGCTCTGTTCTTTCTACCTTGGCACCGGCCGCCCGCCGCAGTACCAGCTTGAGATAGCGACAAAGCTCATCGCTGCTGATCGCATCCGTGCCGACCACATCACTATGCAGCGTCTCATGCATGCTGTCTGCTACAGCGTGCCGCCAGGTCTGTTACCTGATCTGCTGTCACGCTGGGACGCGGGTAAGGCTGCTGACTTCGCCGTGGGCGATGCCTGCGGCGGCCCGGTTATCTATCCCTGCTGCTCACTGGTGGATCATGCTGACGGCGATCCCGTTGAGAAGCATCCCGATCGTCAGCCCCGCCACGAACGGCGACGGGCATGGAGGTTACATGGCTAAGCTAACGACCCTCAAACCACGGCTTAAGGTCATCGACACCCGACGCATCAAACCCGTTTACGGTGAGCAGCGGCGTATCAGTGGCAGTGTGCGTGTGGGGCTTAAGCGCCGGCTTTGGGTACGCGATGGCGGACATTGCTGTATGTGCTCACGCGTTGTTGATCTGCATGAGAGTGAGCTTGACCACCGCATTGCGCTGCAGTTCGGCGGCGACAACTCTGAGTGCAACCTCTGGACGCTCTGTAAGGACTGCCACGCCGGAAAATCAGCGCGCGAAGCAGCCACGGCCAGTCCGGATGATGAAGCCCTGAAACATGCCGTGCCGGAAGGCGCTGACGCGCAGGGAACGGTCATATTTTGATTTAAATGAAAATGATTATCATTTAATTGCTAAATTAGTTGCATTTGTAACTATTTCATTTGAAATGATAATTATTATCATTACCGGGGGGGAGGGCTCAAAAAAAAGGTCGATCACCCTGTACACCGCCCCCTCCCTCACGCAGAGAAAAAATCCCCTTCTGGAGGGTATAAACATGTTAACAGCGCAGAAGCGAAAATTCGCGGTGGCGCTGATGTCCGGCATGTCTCAGAAAGATGCGGCAGTAAAGGCGGGCTACTCGGAGAAATCCGCGCGGTCAAAGGGGTCGCAGCTTGCAAAAGACCCGGAAGTCACCGCTTTTATTGCACGTAAAAAGAAAGAAACCGTCACCGTGGATGAGGTGCCGGCGTACCGGAAAAATGTTTATACCCCAGCGGTAAACACCCCGGAAAAAATCCCTCAGCCGGAAGTGCCGCCGGCGGCCGGTCAGTATGACGATCCGCTCAAGTTTCTGATGGCAGTGATGAACGACTCCACTGAGGACATCGACACCCGGAAGGATGCAGCAAAGGCCATGCTGCCTTACGTTCACCCCAAAAAAGGGGAGACCGGTAAAAAAGAGGCGCGCAACGCTGCGGCAAAAGTGGCCGCGGGTCCCTGGCATGGCAGTCGGTTAACGGCATGGTGCCGGTCGGGCGCTATGGATGGGAGACCAGAAGGGCATCGAATGCCGAGTCGTGGAATATCGGCCGCGGGCGCGGGCTTATGATGAGCGGGGGGAGTGTCAAAGGAGGAAGAGGGCGCATTGTCACCAGAAACGACAGACAGAACTGGGATTTCGACAGTAGCGGCATGTGCGCGCTGTCTCTGCCCGTTATACCCGCTATGTACTAATCCCTGAATCCAGGCTCTATTTCGACACCGCTTCGGCGGTTTTTTTATTTCCGGAGAAATCATGATTTACACAACCGGCTCTATCGCAGTCAGCGGCAACACGCTGACCGGCACAGGCACAAACTTCACTGCCGCAGGCTCTCTCATTCGTAACGGCTGCACGGTGCTGGCGCTGACCAGCCCGGCGCAGGCTTTCCAGATCACCTCAGTCGACAGCGCGACCGGCCTCACAGTAACCCCGGCGGCCAGCCCTTCGGTTCCCGCTGGCACAAAGTTTGCCATCCTGTTGAGCGACAGCCTGAGCGTGGATGGCCTGGCACAGGATATCGCTGAGACTTTCAGTATGTACCAGCGGTACATGGGCGGCTTTGCTGACGTGATGAACGGCAGCGGAGATGTGACCATCACTATTAACGGTCAGCCTGTCACCGTTCCCGGCCAGAAGTCGCTGGCGAAGAAGGGCGCTAACACCGACATCACCAGCCTGAACGGAATGACCACCGCACTCAGTATCCAGCAGGGTGGTACAGGAGGTAAAACTGCAGCAGAAGCCCGAAATAAACTTGGCGCGGCGAGCTCCGGGAATAACAGTGATATTACCGGTATTACCGGACTGACGACGGCTCTGAGTATTCAGCAGGGCGGAACCGGGGCTAAGGATGCATCACAGGGATGGCTGAATCTGCTGAACGGCAGAACATCCGCGACCGCGCGAGGCGATTTACAACTGGGAACCGCAGCTGTCCGTGATGCCTACAGCACAACCGGCGCCATTCTTTCCGTCGGCGATTTTGGTATCGGTGGAACGTCCGGCGGCGCTATCGTAACGAACGCCAACCTCATTAATGCAAACGGCATCTGGGGAGCCGGCGGCGGCAGTGGTCTCAACTATTTTGATAACTATTCCCCGATTCTGATGATGTTCCGGACCCCAACCACAAGTGGACAGCTGCAGGCGACTATCGACGGCAAACTCGCGGTCCGGGGATATAACGGCAGTACGATGAGCGCATGGAATCAGTGCTACACGACGGGAAATACTACACGCGCAACTGACGGAACACTCAGAGCAGCGTCCCCAATTGTGCGTATCGTTAAGAGTAAAGAATACTGCACAAGGCCGGATATTGATGAGCTTGATTTTCAGTGGTGCGGTGCCGGTGTTGCTAATGCTGAAGCTGAGGGCGTTACTCTGACCCGTCAAGAAACGGGTGTGTACCTTCTGAAGGGGTCTGCCGGTCTGGCTAAGTCCGGGTGGCAAATGTCGCCTCCTCGTGATCCACAGGGGTCTGGCGATATGGGCATCGTGGAAGCAGAGCAGGGGGAGGATGGAACGCTCATCATTCGACTCTATAAGCGCCGTTACGTGATGACTGAAGACGGTGATATCGAGGTAGCTAAAGGGGCGCCTATCGATGTTCCGCCTACCAGCTGGATCGATATCCGTCTCGATATGCCGGAAAGCAGCATCTGGAATCAACGCAATGCAGGTTCGCAGGAGCAATAAAAAAGCCCCGGCGAAGGGGCAGTTACATACCGCGCCTGTCTGGTGCAGGCTACGGGACTGTATTAATTTTAGACCAATAGCAGTTTAACTTAAGAAAAATTCTCGGCGGTTCAGGCCGTTGACAAATCTTCTTGCCGCTTCGCCTTGATAATGCTCTCGCTTATGAATACTGTATGTTTAAACAGTAATTAAGTGAGGCTACTATGGCACATCCTCTTTTTTCCATCAGCGGCCTGAATCCGACGGCGCAGTACATAGAAATCGGCTCGGACGTTCTGGCTGTGGAGCAACGTTCCGAAGCCGACGCTGACTGTATGCTGCTGATAGCTTTCATGGGCCGCCGACAGATCGCGCGGTTATGCGGAGCGGCATTGATCACGGAAGAGGGGGAGGCGATTGAAGGCGACGCACTGGATGACGTCGAAATGCTTGGCGTAGTTACCCACATCATTCGCGCCGCAGCATTCGATGATTATCCGGTGATGTGAAATGTTCGCCCTCGTCGATGCAAACAGCTTTTATGCTTCATGTGAGCAAGCCTTCCGGCCAGAGCTGGATCTCGTACCTGTTGTTGTGGCTTCAAACAATGACGGGTGCGTGATCGCGCGATCGGCGCTTGCTAAAAAGCTGGGTATCAAAACCGGCGATCCCATTTTCAAAAATGCCGAACTTTTCCGGCGTTACGGTGTGGTTTGCTTTAGCTCTAATTACGAGCTCTATGGCGATATGAGTTACAGAATGATGTCGACGCTGGAAGAGATATGCCCGCGCGTGTCGGTTTACAGCATTGACGAGGCTTTCTGCGATCTGACCGGTGTGCGGAACTGTCGCGATCTTACGGACTTTGGTCGGGAGATTAAGCGGACGGTCTACCAGCGCACGCTGTTGCATGTAGGTGTTGGAATCGCTCCTACCAAGACGCTGGCCAAGCTGGCGAACCACGCCGCCAAGACATGGAAGGCAACCGGCGGTGTCGTGGATCTATCAAACATTTCACGCCAGCGGAAGCTGATGGCGCTGCTGCCCTGCAATGAAGTTTGGGGAATCGGATCGCGGATCAGCAAGAAGCTGGCGGCCATGGGAATAAAAACGGCGCTGCAGCTGGCAGATGCCGATATACGCTTTATCCGTAAACACTTCAGCGTGGTGATGGAAAGAACGGTGCGCGAGCTGCGCGGCGAATCTTGCCTGGAGTTCGACGAGTTTCAGCCGGCGAAGCAGGAAATTTGCTGCAGCCGGTCTTTTGGTCAGCGCGTCACCGACTATACGGAAATGCGCCAGGCCATAGTGAGTTATGCCACGCGCGCGGCAGAGAAGCTGCGCGGCGAACATCAGTTCTGCCGGTATGTGTCTGCCTTCGTTAAAACCTCGCCTTTTGCACTCGATGAACCCTATTACGGCAAGCATGCAGGAACAAAGCTCTTAACGCCTACACAGGACACACGCGACATTGTGGCCGCTGCTGTGCGCTGCCTTGATGCGGTCTGGAAAGATGGTCACCGGTACCAGAAAGGCGGGATCCTTCTGGGAGACTTTTTTAGCCAGGGCGTGGCGCAGCTAAACCTCTTTGACGACACCGCACCGCGTGCAAATGCCACGGCGCTGATGAATATCCTGGACTCAGTGAATCAGCGGAACGGTCGGGGCACGCTGTTTTTTGCAGGGCAGGGGATCGAGAAGAAATGGCAGATGAAACGGGAGATGCTTTCGCCCCGCTGGACTACCCGACTGACGGACGTGCCGAGGGTGTTTTAGCAGGTGAAATCGCTGCTGAAATGGTGGCGATCATGACAGGGGTTTTACCTTCATTTTACCTTAGTTTTACCTTTGACAAATTTCAGGCATAAAAAAACCAGCCGTAAGAGGCTGGTTTAATTGGGGAATTTTGGTCGGCACGAGAGGATTTGAACCTCCGACCCCTGACACCCCATGACAGAAGCTCATATCTCAAGGGCTGCTCAGCGCTAGAGGCGGACATAAATGGTCCTCTCCGTTCTTTACTTTTTTACGCATGTTCTCCTATCAATACTTACATTCCGATGAAGTCATTTAATCAGCCTTAATTGCTCAGGCTGCGCGAACCGCTTTGACGAAAAGCATATAGATTTGGAAATGCCTCAACCTATAAACGTCACTTGACAAAGTTGAAATGTATTCCTTGTTGGTAAGCGAAATTATATTTGCTTACCATTAAGACAGGGGGCTAAGGAGGCCGTGAAAATTTAGTCAATGATAAGATTTATTCATAATGAATCAACTCGTGGTACCTGTAGCGCCCTCTGTTACCAAGCGATATTTGATAGAAGCCTAATATCAACTGCTAATCATTCTAAGATTAATTAAAAACCACCTCAATCGTCTATTCACGAGCCACCTTTTTAAGGTGGCCCGATAAAAAGCATGAACTCTACTGCGTAAGATTGATATCAAATCCATCAATAATTAATCATACTAATTAGATTAATACCAATTCCCCCGGCTAACTTGCTAAAAAATCAGGCCACCATTACTAATTATCCAGTTTTAAGTTAGATTATTTTATTATCTACAGTTTCGTATTATTTGCAACTTGGTGCTGTAATTTGCAAGGCCGCTTTCGCGGCCCTAGTTTATAGCAGTATATATTCAGCTATATGCGTCAAATATCAGATATAAACCCAAAGTTATCGATCATAGCATCCTTCATTGCGCGGACTTCATTTTCCTTTACCTTATAAACTTCATTGTTGAAGTCAACTATGGTCTCAAAGAAGATTTTTTTATAAGTTTCATACAATCTATTGGCTATTAAGAACTTCTTGACATCAAATTTATAAATTTCTCTCGGGTTATCATCGAATCTCTCTTCGATAAAACGATTGTTATTTATTTCCGAAGACGATTTATGATACTCATAAGATGAAAGATCCTCTTTATCGATAGTATCTGGGATAGTTTCTCTAAACTCTTGGTCGATATCAAAGTTGCCTCTTTTTTCACCCTTTATTACGTTCAGAAAGTCTATTTTTAAAAGCGATTCTATAGAACTATAACTGGTTAAGGTGACAAATGTATCATTCAGGGTACTCTCCCCAAAAATCGCACCTTTTGATAATAATTTGTCAAATGGTACGGAAATTTCTTCGTAGGTCAGGCTAGCATATTTTTCAAGACCAGTTGTTTTGAATGTTTCAAGCGTGATCTCATTCAAAAAAGATAAGTTATCTAAATAGTAGAGAAATTGTAATAAGTTATCAAGTTCGGGTGATGACAGAAGGGATTTTCTCAAATAAGCATAGATTTGACTTTTAATGCTTTTATCCTGCATTGTACTAATAAAAAATGCAGCAAAAAACTCCTGTACCGATTTATGTAAATAAACGAAACGGTCACTACCATCGGCCTGCAACAGACATGTTATTTTCACAATGTCGTTAATGAATGCTTCAGCTAATTTTTCATCGTACCCATGGCTTTTGATAGCAATTTTTATATATTGATGAAGCGTGTGTGAATCAAGATTGTACTGTTCTTTTAATAACGATTTAAGGCAAAGGTTAGAGAAAATCGCGCGGGCAGGTTCTACATCAATACATGACTCTCTCTCTCTATTATTATAACCTTTTGTTTTATCATGTCGCGCATATAAAACACCAAATAGCTGGCGATAAAAATCAGTAATATCCTTTGGCACTTCATCCATGTATGGAAAACAATGATATAAAAGCGTAACCATAATAGGATTACTGATGGTTTCTTCAAAGTAGGTATTTTCAATAAGTAGATTGCACAGGTTTCGAAATGTTGTCTTGTTAGATTTGTTGTCTTGACGTTCAATTAGGTTAAGTATGCGCAATTTATCTTCTAAATCTATTTTTTTAACCATTAGGTTTTTAATGCCAGGCATCTGACAAATCTGCGTGTGTGGTCTGCTTGTTGTTATAAGTGGACAGCCGTAAGTTTTGTTTAGTTCGAGTATGGCATGAATAGCTTTAACAGTGGTTTCCTGCCGGATTTCATCAAATCCATCAAGCAATAAAACTATTTTTTTTGACTGGAGTAAGTATTCAACATTCGAGTCTGTAACGGTAATATGAAGGCTTTTAAGTAAATTTTTGAAGTGTGTTAGTATATCGCCGTCTGGTACGTTTCTAAGCTCAATGAAAAAAGGAACTCTCTCCGCTTTTTTAATTTCCTCTAGAAAGAGCTTGCGCAGTATTGTGCTTTTCCCCTGGCCTGCTATACCAATAATATTAGCGATTCCGCTAAACTGAAGGATAAAGTCGTCTTTTATTGATATCGGATCACCGTTAGATGCAGTAACGACTGTGAGCGGGTGATAAATATCCGTAATCGTTACATCGTCATTAGGATTTATAAGGGTACGCATTTTAAGCGTATGTTGGACATGCTTTTCGATGAACTTATTTTTGGGCCATTCATTTTGTAGTTCGTGAACTATCTCTTTTGCATCTTCGGAATCTTTTGGCCACTGAGAGCTGAAGATCTTCTGAAACATTAACTCAACGGATTTTACTACAGCGGCCTGTATGATTTTAGTAGTGAATGGATCAACCATGATATCCCCCCTTTTGACTGTCCTCTGATATGTATCTACTATACAATAGCCAACCAAAGATTTTAACAAGTAAAAACTTCCAGTTGCTATCAATAGTAGTAGCAGTTATTCATGCACAGCCTTTCGTAGGGGGAACATGTAAATCTTTTTTCGGTACAGCTTATTACGAATGACAACTTGTCACTCATAGTGGACGCTCAAAGGAATCTATTTTACATTGGAATCTTCATAACAGGGCTTCAGCAGTAACGGCAAGAAAATGAAGGAAAACACTTATGATTTCAGTAAATGTTATGAAAAAGTGCATTAACCTTCTGTATTTGAATGACTACAAAATTGATTTAAAATCCCTTGTTAAGATAAGAAATCTGTTCCCCAAAATGATCCCTCTTGTTTTGATAATCAATAGGTTAGTCGTTGTGTTTTATTGAGGGTTTATTAGGCTGAATTGAAGTTTTTATTCAGTAAAAACAGCCAGTTAAATTTGAATTATCTATGTACTGCTGCGTCATATGGAGTGGTTCGAAGCCGCAGACCTAATCGTTAAAGGTATGGAAGGCGCGATTGCTGCCAAAACCGTGACCTACGATTTCGAACGTCTGATGGATGGCGCTAAGCTGCTGAAATGTTCAGAGTTTGGCGACGCAATTATCGCGAACATGTAATCCGCGCTTCATGCGAACAAAGGGTAGAGGTATCAAAATCTCTGCCCTTTATTATTAGTATTTGAACGGTAATGAAAACTAATTATTAAAAACCACGTTTTACGTATGAAAACATCATATATTTTAAATTGCTAATACATGGTCCCACTCACTTATTATCGGATTAGCCAGAAAGAGAGAGCATTTCCAATGAATTATTACTTCGTTGTATCAACACAAATTTGTTAATGGATAGATATTTGTGGCTAAAGTAATTTTGATAAAACCTATCACTATCAAAAAAGCAAATGAATTTATTGCAGATAATCATAGGCATCATAGACCCACCTCACGTAATTCAGGTCGTTGGGCAGTTGCAGCTTATGAAACTGTGACTGGAGAAATAGTAGGTGTAGCTATCGTAGGTAATCCAGTATCTGCAACTTACATGGATGGACTAACCATTGAAATTACTAGACTTTGTGTGGTGGAGAATGCTCCTAAAGGTACTTGTTCTTTTTTAATTAGCCGCTGCTGCTCTATTTGGCGAATGATGGGAGGACAGAAAATAATCACTTATACCTTGGCTAGTGAATCAGGTGCCTCACTTAGAGGTGCAGGGTGGGAAAAAGTCGCAACGGTATACCCTCATAATCGATGGACAGATAAAATCAAAAGAGATGGTATAAAACGGGATTATTTAGAAATATATAAATTGAAAAAATTTCGTTGGGAACGCAACCTTTGCGGAGCAGAATTATGAAAGTTATAGCAGCATTTAGTTCCGATAGCCGGCCACAGTACAAAGCTGATATATTTAGAGTTATGAGTCTTCCCGAAGGTGATGTCGTTCATTTCCGTTACAAAAAAAAATATGTACAAGAATTATTAGTGAAAAAACAAATTTGGAATATGTTAGAAGATAGGAAGGTAATTATTTTTCTATCCCAAGGGAATAATGTAGAATCGCCTAAGAATGCGAATCAACTAAACCATATATCTACGAGAGAGGCTAGTATCCTTTCTTGTGACTGGAGTGCTGAAACTGAGTTATTCCATGTTAGGATGAAACTTGGTTCATTTATTAACGCAAATATTGCTTCCTCTATAATACCTGATAAATTTTTTCAAGAAATTGAAGTTGATATAAAAAACACCAACAATAACTGGAAGGGGCGTGTGGAGGAGATTAAAGGCTCTTTTACCGATCTTATATTTTTTAATATTGAAGGGGTTTTTGATTCAAAAGGATGTAAGGTGAATTCTACCTATAATTCACAAAGCTATTCTCGTGTATATGATCTGTATCATGGAGAAAGATATACAATAAAATTACACTTAGGAAATGTGGGAGATATCAATAAAAAATTACTCATTCAATATAGTGCGGATGATATAGTTATAGCTTACCATAATCCTATTGAGTCATCCGTTGATTATGATGATGTTTTTATACCACTGAATGTCAAAATATCTTCTGTATTCAAAAACTCAAATTTCATCATATTTAAACCTATAAAGGGGAATGACAACGCCACCGCTGAAAACACTTCTCTTGATATCTATAAGATTTCACAGGAGCTAGCATTGAAAATAAATTATCGAAGTGCAGGTGTTTTTGGATTATTTAGCTTGTTAGCTTTTATTGCAGTTGTAGTTTCGAGCGCAAAAGAAGGCTTTGATATTTTCCCATTCTTCAAATACATAGTCTCTGGTTTGTTTGTTTTTATTTCAACGAGTGGTTTATTTTATTTCTTCAATAAAAAATGA